ATCTCAAAGTCAACTGCCCTGCCGCACCTAGAGTATTGCGCTGTTGATAAAACGTCGCGATGAACGTCGGCGTAAAGCCCATGAAGTTGTTTGCCAGGGCTATCGTCTTCCCATTCACATCGGTATAGACATAAGAAATCTGTACCGGCTGGCTTGCATCCACCGAGGCGAAGGTATAGACACCAGACACTGGGTTAACTGTATACTGCCCCGCGCTACTGGGTGTGTTTACATATGTAAATCGTTTTCCCTGATTCAGGCTGCCGGCATAAAACACACCCAGATCCGCCACAAAGGTAGCGGCATTGGCGACGGTGATGGTATATGGGCTTGAAACCGGAATTGTATCTGATTCATTTTCCTGGACATTAGTCTCACCAGTTTGAACCGTAGAACCGAAGAACAGATCCGCATACAATGCAGCAAACACGCGGGCCATTTTGGCTTTGCCAGTGATTTTGCCTTTGCCGCGAGCAATGTCAACTGGGAATTGCAATTGCGAATACAATTCCTTCAATTCAAAGGTGAAATCAACTTCGTTTTCTTGAAGGATGGCGAACTGATCTGGACCAACTCCACTCACATCTGATCTGGTCCCCCACAACGCGCCGATACCAAAAATTAACTGCATTTCAACCTCGCTAGTTTTCGGATCGCGTCGGCGTTCCGTTGATGAAGAATATCCAGATTAAATACCGGCGGCGGTAGACCAGTTTCCGGGACGTGTTTAAAGCCAAAAGATTCCCAGAATATCAACGCGTCGTCTGGATTTTTTGACTTTTTCCACCATAGATGGATTCGATGGAACCAGAAGGAAACCTTGGCCACCTTCAATTTAGCCTCCCAGCCGTTTCTTCAGATCTTCCATGGCCTCACGCATGTAGTTCCAGATTTCCACATTCCTGGCCACGATTGACCCTCGCATCTTGTCCTGCCACCAGGCGTCAATTTTCTTATCCGTGTTTGAAGGTTCTGGCATTGCTGGTTCTGGTATTGCCGGTGCCTTTGGCTCGGATGGATCGCTATTCACCGGCTGGGCTAGTTCATGAGTTGGCTCATATTCATCAGACACTTTTTCTCTCCTTTAGTGGGTGTTGTCGTCTAATCCAATCATGGCCATTCAACCACAATTGGCACCATTAACAAGGTCTGGTTGTCTATATCTCCGGGATCTTTAAACACACGGCCTTCGATCCGGCACCAGTAAACAAGGCCGTTTAAGGTGAAGGTGTTTTGACTGGGGTTGTCAGGCATCAAGGCCGTTTCAAACGCCTGCATCATGTTGTCAAGATCAATCCCGCCAATAGCATTCGGATCGTCAGTGCGGGAATAACACCAAGCACGAAGATCAAGCCGCCGGCGTAGTGTTCCCAGGTTCCGATACTCATCCATCTCCAGATGGGTTACAAGGGCGACATAAGGCTGTTGATCGGCTGGCACATCACCCCAGAGCCGTAGCCGGCGGCTGACGGTACGCCACGAAGTACTGCCGTTGATGGCGGCAGGAAAGGTCATATCCTGAATCACGGTTTCCAAGGCCGACATTACCTGTCCCCGTTCATTTGCCGCCGTCACGATCGTATTGCCTCATTAACACCTTGTTCAATAGACGAGATTATATGTTCGCGGCTTTCGCGTAAAGCCAGACGCATGAAGCTGTTTTCCTTGGCACCGGGATGGACTACCGACCGGGTGAATATGGTCTTACCGTCCAGTTCAAAAACCAAGAACCGTTTATTAATCGGGATTATTGAATACGATCCTTTACCCCCATATTCATGCGCCATGCCGTAGGCATAGACCTTCGGATCAGTGTCTTCAATCTCAACTGTACCGACAACGGTTCGGGAAGAAAATCTATATCCTTCTTCCCCGCTGCCAGTCGTTACATGTGATACAACACTTCCTGCCAACCGTCCGGACTGAGTTTTTAATATCCTTCCCGAAAGGTTTTCCACAACCTTTTCCCGCAACCGTTCCGTTTCGGCCTCGACCTTGATCCGCACCTGCTTATCGATCTTCGCATCCAAAGTATCGACTTTGAGCAGGGCGGAAATATCTGTCAATTCGATATGTAAGTCAAACATCAGATCGGCGCTCCGATTGCCGGCGGGACAACGGTGACGTAGGGCCAGATCAACCCCATAACTTCGGGCGGGAGATCCGGGAATGGACTGTTCATTCTCCCGCCGCGCATATAATGAATCGTCTCCTGTCCTCCGAGGCTCTTACTCATTTCCCCAATACGGGAGCGGTAGGAATATCTCTCGGCGACGTATTGAATACAGGCCTCCTCCAAATCCGCGGGGATGAATGAATAGGATATAAAGAGCGGTATACCTGCATCACCAGATGAAAAGGTATAGACGCCGGGGTTGGTGTCTGTCGGAGCCACATATTGCCCCGTAGACGGCGCTCCAGTCACGGGAACCAAGCTGGTGCCAGAGGCATAGGTCACCCCATTATCCCGGCACCAGATACCCTCCGGCTGCATTACCGTTACGGCATACGGGCCGGGATTTACCGGCACGAGCACAGGCTCCGCTTGAATCAAATATCCCGCCGTGTAAGTAACCTTAACATTTTGGACGCCTTGAGGAAAGTATCCGTTATTAAATTCCAACACAGATGGTTGGCCGGGTAACTCCCCACTCCACGGCACGAACCGATAGCCATAACCAGGACTTGCCACCGAAATTACACCCTGGTTATAGAGCGGCAATGGCGCAGGGTTAATTACTCGGCCAGCAATCTGAACCACACTAATCGATGTTACTGGATAGTCAGGCAGGACAATCTGGTTCGTACCGACGCCGTCAAATATCCGGGTGAATAACTGGGAATACGTCCTTGCCCGGCTGAGTTTGGAATAGATTGCCTGCGAACATGCCGTGATTAACTGGGTAACGATCGTATTGGAAGCTGAGTTTAAGTTCGGCAACCACGTTCCAAATCTGGCCGGGGTAGTGAGATCCCCGCCTGCTAGGCTCATTTTTTCGGCTTAGAAAGGTCAGGAGCCGGGGCCGGAGCCGGCTTGTCTTCCGCCGCCTCTTCCATGTCCTGAATCTGTGCCTTGAGTTTTTCATTTTCCTGAAAGAGCTTGTCCCGTTCATGAACTGTAGAGGCGAGCTTCGCAGACATAGCGGCGAAATCTTCACGCATGGAGGTCATTTCAGTTTGGGCCGCAATCAACTGCTGCCCCAGATGTTTCATATCTTTGTCACTGTCTGGATCCTTTGTCGGCAAATCCGGCAAGTCGGTGTCGGCGGGAGGATCACAGATTTCAAACCCCATATTCATACTGAGCAGGTGTGGGGTAAAATGTGCCGGGACACGGGCATAGTGTCTGCCTTCTGCATCCTTTGCTTCGGCAGTAAAGTTCTGTTGTTGAATTGTGATCGCAGTTGTGCTAGATGGAAACCTAACCCACATGATTTTCTCCTATTTTAGATATTGTTCAAACTCATCTTCTGTCCCAATAATCGCCATGTCGCCCCGAAGGGCGATGCGGTGTTTTCCGGTCACAACTACAATTTTCCCGCCGCGAGACAGGATCATGCGAAGATGGTCTGAAACTGGTGGAATTCGCCAGGCATTAGGATGGGATGGGTATGGATAGACAAAAAGCGTTTCCCTATCCTCGCCCCACGGCCAACCCATAACCACTTTACACACGTTTGGCCGAAGGTTCTCGGCCATTCGTTCGGTGTCTTTACGCCGTTGGGAATCTAGCCACAGGCATACATAATTCTGGCATGCCTGTGGCCGGTCGGCATAAATTCTACATCCGGGGCCAAGAACCGTTGATCCCAGATGTTTACACGGTTCGCCGAAGGGTTTTTGAACCTCTTTTACTTCAAAAACCCTGCAGCAACCATCACAATCCGCACAAAGTCCGGCCATGTAAATCAGAGCGCAAAGTTACCAGTAACCGGGTTTTTGTTGGTAATCATGGCAAATGCCGGGGTGAAGTAGCACGAAAACACTTCGTCTACATACACGCCATATTCATACCGGCGGGATTTCCAGGGCCACTGGATCTGGTAATAGTCCTGTCTCACGCGGGCTTCGAGCAAGTTGGCAATGCCCGAAAGTTCGTATGGCGAGCGATCTGACCAGAATACAATAGTCCCCGGCGGAACATATGGATTAACTTCAACGTCAAGG